CATTACCGATAGCTTCGGTAATCTCATCATTGTCCGTATCAAAGATACGGATAGGCTTCTCTGATTTGCAAGTGATGTACCTGCCCATGTCAGCCTTCTTCTCTTCACCAGTCTGGACACTGATGCCCATCTCTTCCAATGCAGCAACAGCAGCATCAGACAAGTTGCATAAGTTCAACTGGAACTTACCAGACATGTCATTCACTTTGTTGTGCTGACACCAGAACAAATCAGCCTTCAGCTTAATCGCTTTCTTTTCTTCACTCATAATTTTCTCCAATATAAAAACCCACTAGTAACGTCAGTGGCACTCACGCCAGTTGTTGCCAATCTTTCCTTCGGCATCTACTGGACAACGGAAACCTAAAGCTTCACCTGCCTTGGTTGCTGCTTGCTCTATGAGCCTAGCTGCTTCCTCTGCCTGATCTTCTTTAACTTCCCACTGTGTTTCATCATGAACAAACGCTAATAGTTTAGCATCTATTCCCTTTTCTTGCAACAACTTCGTTGCTTCAATAAGCCATTGCTTAGCCACAATAGCACCTGCACTTTGCAACAAAGTATTCAATGCTGCATGCTCAGATCTAACCCACACTCTACGTCCATCCAATGCAGGTAAGTGACCCTTAACCATCAGCTTAGATATCTTCTTCTTCAACTCAGAAAGGCCGGGTGTGTTATTGATAAAACTATCAATAAGTTTCTTGCCTCTGCTACTATTACCACCAACAATCGATCCTGCCTTGGCAGCACCTGCACCATACAGCACACCATATGTCAGGGTCTTGGTAGTATTCCTAGCCTTCTTATGCTCAGGGTTGTTATCGTCCTTCACAGTGCCTTTGTCAACTAAGCCAAAACTCTGTGCATTGAACCAGTGGATATCACCTTTAAGCAACTCATCAATCCATTCCTGATCCCTCAGGTAGTGGCCTAAGCAACGCAGTTCAATGCCTGATAGGTCAACACCCACCTGCTTATAGCCCACAGGCACACGCCACATCTCTCTGCACTCAGCACCAAAGGGACTACCCACAGCAGGAACTTGTGCCATGTTAGGACTACTGTGTGTAGCTCTGCCTGTCACAGCACCATTGGTAGTGACCCTACCATGCACCCTGCCATCATCGCCCACTAGTTCCAACCAACTACTCACCTGAGCAACACGCTTCTGTATCATTAAGTATTCAGATACAAGCTTAGCTTCAGGCAGATCAATCTTCTCTAGCACAGACTCATCAACAATCACATTGCCTTTGTCTGTCTTCTTTGTGAAGACAACACCAAGCCCTGCCAATCGCTCAGCAATTTGCTGTCTGCTGCCGGGATTGAAGATGGTTACTTTGTCCTTGAGTGGCTTGCCTGTTTTCTCAGACACTCGTTGCTCTACGATGGGTGGAAATACTTCCTGCATCTTCTGCTCAATGTCAAACATACGTCCACTGAGGGTGGCATTCAACACCATAGCTTTCTCAATGTCTAACATGAATCCATTGTCTTCCATGCCACGGCAGATGATGGCAACCTCATGCTCAAGCTGAATACTTTGTTGGGAAAACCCTTCTTTTGTCATGGTTACTGTCAGAAAGTTGTACAGTTTTTCTAAAAGTTGAACATCTTGTTCACAATAGGTAGCCATCTCTTGTGTCCATCCACTGTCGAAGTCAGTGAAACCAATCTTGTGACTGCCTAAGCGATAGCCCCATGCCTCTAGGCTATGAGGGGTAGGAGCTTTGCCTTCCTTAGGAAGCACCACCTCAATGTCAGGTTTGTACAGCCGTGACATCACCAATGTATCTACAAGACTGTTGTCAGAAATGCCAACACCCCATACCTTCTTCAGGATGGGCGCATCAAAGCCAATGATGTTGTGGCCCACCACTTGCTCACCCTCTAAGTATTGCTGCAAGCTGTCGGCTTCCCGCCAGTGCCTCACTTCACCAGTGGTGTTGTGCTTAGTAACACACAACCATATGGTGTCATGTTTCAGGTTTGTCTCTATGTCTAAGAAGATCATCGTTCTTGTCCTTATCATTTTGTCGGAGGTTATCCACATTTACCGACTGTTTGTAATCTTCTACTGAATCTTTACCGAAGATGGCATTCCATCTTGATGCCCACTCCTCATCAGCTATTGACTTGGGACGCTGAGTGTGTCCCTTTCCACCATCACTCGTCATGATATTGCCACACCACTACAGGTGTGTCCTTTCCTATGTAAGCACCTTCAATATTAAAGTTGATGTAGTCGATAGCTTCTTCAGAATCCATACCATCTCTAATCATTAGCTGCTCAACCATCTTCTCACAATCGTAGACCAATACATCAACACGTTCCTTACCAATCCAAAGACTGGATGTGCCTATGATGGCACTGTCAAACCCATCCCACTTCTTCATAACATAACGCCTTCCATAGTGTCTTCTATTTCAAACATTCTGCCAGTGTCTTTGTTATAAAGCAAGCTGCAAGCAGGACCAGTCTGTCCACTGTAGCGGTTCTTCAACACCCTCACCTTGGTGGTGTTACGTTCAATGGGATCATCATGCTGACCATTCCTCTCTAGCGATACCACCATATCACTAAGCTGTGCAATGGCTGCACTACCCCTTAGCTGAGCTAAGCTAGTGGCTGCACCTTCCTCATGTCCCTTGTCTGAGGGACGCTTGAGGTGGCTAACAATGATGAGAGCAATGTTAGTTTCCTGCACAAGCATGCGAAGCTTGGTCATAATTTCATCAATGGCTTTGCGTTCATCACCATTGTCCTGACTGGATACGATGATGCTAAGGTGGTCTAAGAAGACATACTTACAGCCCAGTCCCTTAGCCATATACTTCACACGATTGACAATGTTCTCAATGGCTGTACTGCCGAAGTGATCAAAGAAGAACAATCGCCCAGTGCCAAGTGTCTTCTCAAATGCGTCCTTGCGTACAGCATCAGACACCTCAGATGTAGGTAGGTGTAGGGGTGAGTCAGCAGCAAGACTCATCATAGACAGACTAGTCTTACGCACACTCTCTTCTAAGAACATTAAGCCAATGTTGCTATCACTGTTCTGCAACAGATGCCACACAATTTCCCTTAGGGTTTGACTCTTACCTAGTCCACTACCTGCTGTGAATGTAACCAGTTCACCTGCTCTAATACCATAGGTAATATCGTTGAGTCCCTTCCAAGGGTAGAAACAATCTGCTGCTTCCATTGGTGTAGACACCAACTCCCACAGGCTAGACCCACACACAATACCATCAGGCACGAATGGTTCAGCAGCCCACCACCTAGAAACAAAGGCAGCTTCCTTGCTTTCAGCAAGCCACTCGCATGCATCCTTGTATGCAGGATCAGGTTTAAATATCTTGCACTTACTACCAAACAATTCAGCAACTTCCTTTGCTGCCTTCTGTCCTGCCTCATCACCATCAAAGCACAGCACAATGTTTTCAAAGCTGTTGATGTATTCGTAGTTGGCCTTGGCATCCTTCAATGCACTACCTGCACCTGTGCGTATAGACACCACAGGATATTTACTGCCTGTCAATTGGTATGCAGCCAGTGCATCAAACTCACCTTCGGTAATGGTGAGGTACTTGCCATTGGATGGGTATAGGTTCTGTCCAAACAGAGTACCCTTGCTCCACCCACCCACTGTTGTGAACTTCTTATCCTTCACTTCCCTACGCTTAGCTGCAACAAGCTGTGAGTTGCTGTCGTAATAAGGAAAGTAGTAATGGCCTTCGCTACGGACTACCCCATAGCGTTCCATTGTTGCTTTGTTAATGCGTCTGTCTGACACACTAACACTGTGTCCTTCGTTGTAGCTTTTAATAAAGCTACTCGTATCTTTTGTATCACCATCTACATCAATCACTTCAAGTCTTTCATTGTTCGTTGAGGGAATGTATGTATCACATACAAAACATTTGGTGGACATGTCTTCGTTGATGGACAATCCATCACTACTGCCACATGTCTCACAGGGTAGGTGGGTTTTTAAGAATGCCATAGCCTTTGTAGGTAACTTTGTTGGTCTTTAATACTTGTTCGTATCCGTTAAACAGCTTAGTCATTCTAGCATCGTGTAGGCTATGCAGTCCAATTAATAAATTGGCAAGCTCGTCTTCATCAGGTTGCTTCTCTCTGTCCATTAACACCCACAAGATGGAGTCAATGTCCTCCTTAGTTATCCATGCTGCCATGATGAGGTCTTCTAGTTCATGCAATCTCATTTCGCAGCCTCCATATACAGTCCAACATTACCCAGTGCATAACCAACAAAGGCTATACCCAACCCAGTATTACCCTTGAGCAGTAGGTCAATAGCTACCACTGTATAGACAACACCCACTACAGCAATAAGCCACGCACTCATTTGATCACCTTAAATTCTTGAAGCACTCTCATAGCTGCTTTAATAAGTTCAGTGTCTTGAGTTGGCTCAGGCAAACTACTTTCCCACCGAAGTAAAAATTCTAGTTCTTCTGCAACCACAGCTTCAATTTGTTCTCTGTTTAATTCAGTCATATCAGTCCCATAGTCCTCTGTAATATTTACCAAACAACATGAAAGCTTTCTTCATCCTAGCTTCATGCACTTCCAAACCTGCATAGTCAATCTTAATCTTATTGATCTGTTCTTCTAAACCATCCTTCTTATTCACAGCAGAATGATCATAGAACTTCTCAGTTGAATTCTCATCAACCATTTCACCGAATGCCCATATCATTTCATCTAGCACCCATTCCCACCTTTTGAAATGATTGTCATCAATGTCCCACTTTGTTTCCTTAGGCAAACAAGAGTTGCTTTGCAAAGCCTTAGGCACATCTGCATCATCCACATTGGGACTACCATGCTGTGTTGCCTTAAGCTGCTTGAGCATAGGCAAGATGATGAGTGATAGCGTGTGATCCATAGCCCATGTGTCATACCTATCAAGCTTCACAATGACAGTGCGCTTCTTCTTCGTGTGCATCCACTGCAGCACATCACCCACCCATGTTTCACTGAGCCACTCACCCCACTTGTGTGCTCTCTCTTCACTAACACCAAACTTCTTTGTTAGTTCAGCAAGCTGATATGGCCCAAGCCAATTGGGATAGTTACCTATATACACTTTCATACTAGTCCTCGCATTTCCTGTGTCACTGTTGCACTACGCAAAGTGTTCTTGATGTATGGTGTTAGGCTTTGCGGAGTAGCATGACCTGACACCGACATGATGTTAGTGATGGGTACACCCACCTCAATCATCTCTGTGATGGCTGTCCTTCGTAAGTCCTGCAACACTAAGTCACTAGGCAAAGAAGCATCAGCCAAGATTTGCTTAGCCACTCTAGACAAATTGAACAGGCTGTAAGGGAGCAAGCCACCCTTCCTATCAGGAACATTGGATGGAGCAATGTATTGCTGCCAACCAAACTCAGCATGCTGTTGTCTCAACATGGTTAGCAAGCCTTGGCTTGTCGGGATAGTCACCCTAGACCTGCGCTTGCTTTGTTCCAAGTGCAACACACCCTTCTCTAGATCCACCTGATCCCACTTCAGCTTACGCATATCACCCATACGCTGTCCATATTCGTATGCCATCTGCACTATGAGTCCTACATTACGCCACTTGAAAGTGCTGTAAGCAGTGTTCATGAATGCTCTAACATCTTCCCTACTCCATACAGTTCTGCGAGGTTTGTCTGCTCTTCGTAGCACCTTGCTGAATGGATTGTGAGTGATGTAACCATGACGGATAGCGAAGTTGAATAGCAATCGATACACTGCCAAGGTGTGGTTAGCTAGGCTAACACTGTGCTCAGCATGTGTTTCATATATCTTCTGACAATGCGGTGTTACTAAGCTACCAAGCTTGCATTGATACAGAGCAACACCATTGGCCTTGCTATCCTTCCATCCCTGCAGGTAATACATGTAGTCACGCTGTGCCTTGATGCTCAGCTTGGTGAAGGTGATGTTGTTCTTGTAAGCTTTGATAAGCTCATGCACCCTTGTATCTACAGAGATGTCTTTTAAGTAGCGTAGTTCCTTACGCCAGTTGTCTAGCTGTGCATTCAATGTTTCAGCTAAGGCAAAGGCTTTGTCCTTCTCAGTGCCAAGCACACACCTAGCCACCACCCCTGCATCCACTGCATCCTGTGGTGGGTTGTACCTGTATTTGGTTATGCCTTCGGCAGCTTTAGCCAGTGTCACATATCTAGGTAGACTCATTTGTTTTCCAATTGTTTTTGAGGTAGCTTGTCAATGAATGCCTGACCAAACTGCACACTAGCACAGTCTTCAATCCAAACATCATCAAGGAATGACTCCTCTGTATCTCCATGACAGTACACAATGAAACGCTTACCGCCATAGGCTATGTCATACATAGACTCCACTCGTTCAACTGGCTTGTTACACACTGCACACATCGGTACATTATGTAATGCCAAATCGTATTTGCTGATGGGAGACATGCTCATTGCTTCCTCGCCTTCATCATCTCTTCAGCAAACCAATAAGCTTTGCTTGCCACTTCAGCATGTGGAATGCTCCATGCACTGGTCATCAACACAGCCATAGCCTTAGCTGCAAAGTAGTCACGCAAGGTCATGCCATCACTACCTAGTCCTGTATAGGGGAATGCTTGTTGCGGTTCAATGTCTTTATCATTCATCTTGTTTCCTTTTCTTAGGCAGAGCTGCCCAGTGTGTCCAGAAATTGTCTTCATTGTGTCCGAAGTATTCACCATACACAGCCACTCCATACTTGCTTAGCAGTTGCACCTTCCTACTGCGAGGACAACTTTCAATGTCTTCCCAAAAGCATTCAGTGTTTACTGACACAGTGTTGTCTTTATTATTTTCAATTGCCATCGTCACCTCCCAGTGCATAGAGCTTCTCAGCCATATCAATCAACTCATCATGCTTAACCAACTTCTTGAGCCATCGTTTAGGGATGTTGCTATACCCATAGATACGCCCTGCCAACATACCAGTGACAGCACCTACAGTGTCAGCGTCATAGCCTAAGTTGACAGCATGCACCACTGCATCCTCAAAACTGTGGCTTAGATCAACACTGTTCCATGCTTGAGCATAAGCATGCATGATGGTGTTCACAGTACGCTCACCATTCCTTGTGTTGTAGTTACGAATGCGGTTGTAGTTTAGGAACTTAGTTCCTGCCATACATTCTGAAACAAACCCTGCTGTACATTGAACAATGTTGTGAGTGCCATGTGTCATCAATGACACAGCCACACTCTCAGCTATAGCTAAGCCTACATCATTGTGATTGGCTAACATGATGGGAGCTAGTCGCATGATAGTTCCATTGCCACTGGCATAGAAGTCTGTGCTTCCCATGTAAGGACGATCTGTAGTCATAGCATCAATGGATGTTGAGCAAGTACGCCCTATGTCAAAGACATAATCTCTAGTGCCAAAGTGTCCTGTCTTCTTCCACATTTTAAAGTTGGCAGCAATCTCGCTTGGTGCAAAGCCACCCTTACTAATGTAAGCATCGGCAATTGCAACAGCCATAGCACCATCATCTGTCCACTCACCTTCAGCAGTGTCATGTACACCACCACCCACCATCTCTGATGTTACCTCTGTCATGTGCTCAGGACGAATGAATTCCAATGGAGCACCCAGTGCATCACCAATGAACAAGCCCATGAACATACCAATTGCGTTATCTTTATGCATTAAATGTCCTCGCTAA